TTCCCAAGTAAACACTTCATAAGGTTGAAGATTCATTATTTCAGAACATTGTAATTGCTGAATGAATGGAACTTCTTTATATGGTAGTAGAATTATATCACCAACTTTGATTGCATTAGATTTAGATTCATAGAATTGTCCTTTAACATTAATCATATCAAAGGAAGGTCTTAATAAACCTTCCTTAAGATCATAAGAACAAGATACTTCTGAATTACTATAATCTAATGATTTAAAATTCTTGAAATTATCAATTAAGAATCCATTTTTAAATCTATTATTTCCTGATTGATCTTTTATCTCAAAAGACTCAACATCTTTTTCAAGTAATGATAAAGAAGTATAATATTCAAGATTTTCAATTCGTTTTTCTAATTTACCAATATCCCTCATTGTATATCGTTTATTTTCATGAAACTCTAAAGTAACAATATCTGGATTAGAAGTTCCTGCTGGAATTGATATTGTATATAGAGTCATTCCATCTAAACGGTCAGAAGGAACATTAGGTTTATATGCATCTATTCCTTCTATAATTGCAAAGTCTTTTGCAGATGTTACTATTAATTTATCTATTCTAGATAAGTAATATGAATAGGAACATTCAAATGTTCCATAAGGAATAGGTATTAAAGCATCTGTAATAACATTATTAATTTGAACAGGTCTAAAATCAAGACAATTATTTCGTTTTTGAAATGCTTGATTAGATAAAGAAATATCTGGAATATTATCTATTGATTCAAATGATTTTAATGAAAAATATCCTGATGAGCTAAATGGAATATATTCCAATTCAATAGTTAAAGGAGAATCTAATAAAGTTTCTGAACCAATATATTTTAATTGAGTTTCTGAATAAAGAGATAAATTTTCTTGAATAACTAATTCAAAATAATTATCAAAAGGAATATTAGCTGCATTAGTAATAGATAATATTTTACACCCTAAATAAATTCCATCAAGAATTATTTTTTGACCATTTTCAAAAGATGTTTCTTTAGTTATAATAGTTTTAGATACTTTTGTTGCTTGTTTTTCAATAGCAGTTTTAATATCAACAATAGCCAATATATCAGCTATAAAAGGAGTTTTTCCAATAATTTTAATTAATAAAGATGTTCCATCTTCATCCAAATAAGTTAAAGTAGATGGAATAATATATTCACCAGTCAATTTATCTACAATTAAAATATTAGTATTGCTATTATATAATTGCTCATTTGGTGAAACTTTGATGGTTGAATAAACTACATCTTCAGGTTCTGAACTATCTATTGAATTATTAAATTTTTGATTTAAAAATGATTTTTGAACTGTATAAGATGCAGTAATAATTTCTTTAATTTCTGTTTCAGGGAATTTAAAGATAAAAGAATTATCATTTGCAGAGAATAGCATAGATGAATTAAGATCACCTTTACCAGTGCCTTCTGATGTATTAGAAACTTTTAATGATTTAATATCTTCAAAAGTTCCTTTATCTACTTTAACATCAAAAAGATAAACCCATAATAAAGATCCAATTTTTCTGCAATGTCTTACTCTAGCAGTTCCAACTAAATCTATTGAATCAGAAGTTAGATCATTTAAAATATTTGAATATAAATTTACTCTAGCACATTTTTGAACATCAAAAAATCCAGAATAATTTTCTAATTTAACATAAGAACCATAATAAGTAGCAATATCAAAAGATTCTTTTGTTTCATATTTTAATGCTCGTTTAATATCAATTGTTCGAGTAGAAATAGAATCAAATTCATATCCTAATACATAAGCCTTACCAGATGAAATTTCTAATGTAAAATTATCTGTAGATTGTGTAGATGCTTTAATTTTGCAAGTAAATGGTCTTACTGTATATGAGCCAGACTCATCATATGTTCTTTGAGCTAAAGTTTTTTCTAATTCAGAATAAATGCTGGTTGTTACATTTTTAATTATTTCTCCAGTCTCTACTCTAATAAATTCAAAGAAATTTCCAGTATTAAATTGTTCAGCAAAATTAGTATTAGTAAGTTTTTCTCTAATAGTTATTTCACCAGAAATTTTATATCTATCAGCTCCAGAGGATAAAGGATTATAATATCCTTCTTTATCTTCTATAAAGGCATTATCAAATAAAGATACATCTTCATTAGATGTAATAATATTTTCATTAATATTAAATCCAATAGAAACTGAAGGTTTATTATCGTATGGAGAAATTATTTTTCTTTGATCATTAATATATAAAAAATAACCATTAATAAACAATACACCTTCAGAAAATGATACAGTAGACGCTTTATTAATTGCAGTTATTTTAAGAGAATAATCTGATAATATTTGTTCTGTTTCTGGATGATATAAAGATATAATATCATTTTCTGCAAACATTTCACCAGATACAGAATTAAATATAATAATAGATTCTGGTTTAAATGTATTATTAGATGAATGAAGGACTTGAGAAAGTTTTCCAATTTTTCTTCCAGATGTATTTGAAATAACATAAAGATTTTCAAAATAACTTAAATACTCTGCATACCTAGTAAAGTTATAAGTTTCATCTAATGATGCTGAATAAACAGATGTATTAACTTTATTATTACAGCCATAAACAATTGAACCATTTTTAAAAACAAAAGAACCTAGACGTTCAATTTGTTTTTGAATAATTGATTGAATTTGATTAAGTTCTCTAGTTTGAAGTTCTGTATCTTTTTTAAATAAGATTTTATAATAATCATTTTGATTTAAAAAATCATCAAAGTATGGGTTCTTTTGAAAATTTTCTTTCAAGGTCATAGGTTCAGTCATAATTAGATTGTTTCCACAACAAGTTTAATTCGTTCTAATTGAGTAGCACTTCTAGTAATTGGTTGATGATAATTAATATATAATAATTCACCTGTTTGTTCTTTTAGATATCTAGATGGAAAAGATGTTTTTTGTGACACATCTAACCAAGCAGAATTTTTAACTCCATAATATCGTAAATTAGAATTAATTTCATTATCAGCTAGATCTAAAAAATTAGAAATCAATCCAGACTTTCTATAAGAAGAGAATAAAGGAAAATATCCATTTTCAGATCCAATAATATCAACAGAAATTATTGTATAAAATGATCCTAATTCTGATACACAATTAAATCCATGTCCATTAATTGGAGAAATATGAGCTCTTAATGTAGCTAAACTATTAGCTGAATTAGCATTATCAACAATTTCTAAATTACAATATGTATAATTTGTTCCGGCATTTGTAATTAAAACAGAAGTAATAACCCCATTAGTAACAACCGGAGTGCATTCAGCTCCTGTACCATCACCAGTAATAATAATTTCTGTTTGTCCTAGAGTTGAATTATATCCTGTACCGCCATTAATCACTTCAATACGATCAATAGTTCCTTTAATTGCTGCTGCTTTAACTAGATATTGAGCTTGATTAGATTGAATTTCTGAATTAAGTACAACAGGAATATATTGAGTAGATAAGAATTTAACTCTTAATTCTTCTGGAATGTTATACATAAATTTCCAAATATAGCCATCACTTAATGTAATATTAGTTAAAAATTGTCCAGAAGGTTTAACTGTTGAAAAAGCTCCATTATTATTATCAATACATTTATAAACATTATATTCATCTGTCATAATATAAAAAGGATGAGTACCTGGATAAAAATGTTTTTTCAATTGAGTACCATCGTATGAATTATAAGCATCGTATAATGTATTATAACTCCAATCATATCTTTTTAATCCTAAGCATACATCCGATGTAGATACTTTCTTTAGAGAAATAATATCTTTTAATTCATCTTTATAATATTGATCACCTAATAAAGGAGTTGGTATAATAAATTCACTATCTAATTCATTTACTGCCCATTGATCAGGTTTTCCAATATATAGAAAAATATTTTTAGATGCAAATGAATCATAGAAGTTAATATTTTTTTGTATTTTTAAGAAATCTATTGATACTGAACTCATGTTTTATTTTCCGAATTAGTTGGTCTATAATTGTTTATAGTTGTTAAGTTAAAAGTTCTAAACTATCAAATAAAGATATATTTAAATCATCTATTGTGGATTCATTTATATATGAAATATCTTCTAAAGTAATTTGTTCTGATGTTGAATATGAATATAATTTATCTATATCAGCAACAATCATATCATCTAATGAATAAAATGAATAATCATTTGAATATTTTATTAATTCATATAATTTCAATAATTGATTATATTCAAATAAATCTAATAATATTTGATTATAATAAGTTTCTGCATTTAATGAATTAAAGACTATATCAGTATTTATACTAGAAGTTAAAGATAAGGTATTACGATAAAAATCTAAAAATCCAGCCGGATGAATAATATCTCTAATTGTTTCTTTTGAAATAAAAGTATCTGAAGATTCAACATCAACTATATATGAAAATTTCTGATATAAAAAGTTATCAGGTAATATTTTATAATTACCTAAAAGATTTAATGATGACCAAAATTTCTTTTGATTTCCTAAATAGGATGATGTTATTGATAATTTTAATTTATTATTAGATAATGAAACTATTTCAGCTGCATTAATATCTATTCCTGGATTTAATATTTCTAATTTAGATACTTTTCCTAAATTAGATGATGTCCATGTAATATCAGCATCATGTCCAGTATTAGAATATATAGTTATTTTTGGAATAGAATTATAAAAAAAGAAATTTTTAAGAATATTAATTTCTTCAATTGCTCCTTGTTCAGAAACTTTAAACACTTCTGCTTCAAAATTATAATCAAATGAATAGCATTTATCTCCCTTTTTATAATTCAATCCACCATAATTAATTAAACTACCATCAACAATTCCTTTAGATACTTCTGTAACTAATAATATTGCAGATTCTAAAGAATTTTCTGTATTTAAAGTTATTAATGAATTATTTTTTATTCCATAAGGACTTGAAATAATAGTTACATTATTTAATAATGAAATACATTCGCCAATTAAAATATCATTATAATAAATGTTATTATCTGTAATAATAAATTCTTCATCAATACCTAATATTAATTGATAATAGGAATTAATTTTAACAACATTTTCAATAAAGATTGTTTTATTAGAAAGTAATATACTATCTTTAATAGTTTCAAAAAATGAAATATCAGAACTTCCTGATGTTTTAGCTATAACAAAAAATTTATTTCCAAAAATAGAATTAGATGACCGTGCCAATAAAGTATTAGGAATAAAAACAGAAGCCTGTTCACCTAGAATTATATATATTAATAACTCAATAGATTTAACTGTTCCTTTTGAACGATATAAATCTACAATTCGTTTAGCAAATAATCTAGTTGATGAATGAGTTTTATCCGGTAATAATCTAAAATAAAAGTTTTTAAAGAAAGGAATTAATTCATCTAATGTTTGATCAAAGTCTTTAAATTTAATGAAATTATCTAATATAGCTTGAAGACCAAATTGCTGATCATCATTGAATGTTTCTAACCATTCATAATAATATTCTAAAAATTTAACAAATAAAGGATAGTCTTGATTATAAAACCAAGGTATTTGAAATTTTATTTGATTCTTTACTGAATAATTAGTTGTTATCATTTGTAACTATCGTTAATTAAAGTTCGTTTAATTTGATCTATATTTAATGCAAATATACTATTCTGATCTGAATATAAATCTAATTCTTGAGGAATAGCTCTGAAGGTTATATATTCATTTGTATCTAAATATCCTGTAATAATTATATTATTCAATATAACTTTACCCGTAGAATAATTTATAGTTCCGAAAGTTTTTGTCATAACAACATCAGTTAAATTGTTCTTATAATAATATATAATAGCTCCTTCTGAATTATCATAAAAATATTCTTCTATATAATTTTTAACAGTTGTATTTTCTATTGAGAAATTTTTAGATGATTCAAAACTTCCAGGTTTAATTGGAGCATTAAATTCTATTATTTGTGTTTTTGGAGCATTTATTACAAAATATATATTTTTATTTAATGATAGATCTATATTAACTGAACGAATATAAGTATCTTTATTTTGAAGAAAATAAATTAAATTAGAAGATCTAAATACATCTCCAGGAAAATTATTAATAAATTCTTCTAAATATTTTGTTATTTTTTGATTAAATAAATTTTTATCTCTAACTAAATTATAATTAATTTTTATTTCTAAAGATGGAACAATATATATTACATTAGGATCCTTTATAACAAAATCAATACCTACAATAGAATTAGACTTTATATAATCAATTAATAAACTCTTTTGAAAGGCATTTAATTTTTCTTCATCAATTGGTTTAATTAAACAAAATACAGAACCATATCTTGGAGGATCATTTTGTTCACCTCCCCATAATCTTAATATATCTATATTTGATTGATATTGTCTAATAAAATATTCATAATCGTTTAGAGTAACAATACGGGATTGAGCTTCAAAATGATAAGGGGAAAACTTTCTAATACTTTCCTGATCTTGATTTTCTGAACCATTAAATGATTCTAAATCTTCTGATAGAGGAATAATTTGTAAAGAGTTTCCTGAGAAATTTCCTACATAACTATTTCCTTGAGCTGTTTCAACAAATTTAAATGTTTTTAATTTATTAGCTGCTGAACCTGAAGATGATAAAAATTTAAGTTCAATTATATTATCATTATATAATTTTTTACCTAATGTATCATCGCCAAATGATAGAGCATAATTACCATTTATATCTTCTTGAATGAAATATATTCTAGAATCTCCATTAATATCTACTATAGTATCAGAACGGGTAAATATTCTTTCTGGATCATCCTCATTTTTATTTAATTCATATTTAGCTAAATTAGGATAAACTTGAACAGCTAAAGTTTCAATATCAATTCGTTTATAAGGAATAGAAAATAATATATCAGGATCTTGAACAATAAATCTATAAGTAATTAATTCCCCTTCAAATAAAACAATCATATCAGATATAAATTGATTATTATCATTCCTTTGAAGAAATATTGTTTCTAAATTATAAAATGAAAAATTACCTGTAGAAAATTTAGAATATTTTGGAATAGTTAATAAAGTATCTGTATCCAAATTTGTAGTATCAATTATTATTTGACAAACAAATTTTGAGGATTGATAAGACTTTGGAACAAAACCAACAGGTTTTGAAAGAGAGACTAAAGATGCTCTTTGAGTTGCAGAATCTAAAAATGATTCATTAACGAGCATATTCATATAAAAGGCATTATAATATGTATTATAAGAAAGAATATCTAATAATGAATTAATATTAGATCCATCAAAATTATAATCTTTGAATTCATTTTGATTTTTTAAGAATGTTTTAAATGATTCTTTAATAAGATCAAAATCTAAATCTTTTATTTCTAAGGCATTTGAGTTAATCATATTACAATGATTTCCTTATCTAATTTGTTTAACTAAAAGTTTCAAATTAGAAACTTGATTAATTTTTCTTATTGTATAGTTAATAACTATTTCTAAAGCATTATCTTGATCTAATGAAATAAGATCAACATCTACTTCTGTAACTCTTGATTCATATCGTTCAATTAAGGTTTTAATATCATCGCATATACTGGTAGCATATATACTATCAATATTTTCAAACAAATAATTTCTAATATTGCCACCATATTTTTGATTAAAACGAATTTCTTTTTTATTAGTTAATACAATATTTCTAATAGATGCTTTAACTGCAAAATCATCCTCAAGTTTCAAAATATCTTTAGTGATAGGATGCTGTTTTAATCGTAAATCTATATCTGTATATAATGCCATTATAAGTCTCTAAAGTTAAGAGAAATCATAGCCAACTAAAAATCCTAACCAAGTAACTCCACGATCAAAAGATATAAAATTATATAAGTAGTCTACATTAGGGTCGATAATTGGATTAGGTGCAACTCCAGAATCCCATTTAACACTGGCAGGGAATGTTACTACTTTACCACCAATTACATCTTGTTTAATATATAATGATACTGATAAGAACGTATCTGTAACTGGTAAACCTGTAAATGATAATATAATATTTCCAGTTAAAGTTCCTGAGTAATTTTGAAATTCAGAAACATCTAAACTTATTGCACCTGTAATATTTCCTAAAGCTGTATATTTTTGCGTTAAAGTATTTTCAACATCATGAAAGAATTTTAATAAAGATTTTATTGTTCCACCTTCTGATGTTGTAATTGTGGTATTAACATTACCATTAATAACAGTATTGAATCTTTCAGCATTTGCTTCTAATGTTATAATTTTTTCATCAAATGTTGGCATAACATTTCCTATTTAAACGGTTTCTTTTGTTTTCATTGTATTTAATTCCTCTAGATATGTTTGAAGATATTTTGCTATAAAATACGAATCTGCAATATCTGAAAGAGGAGAAATTGGACCTTTGTCTTTATTTATATTAAAAATCTTATATAAATCAATATTCAAATTTGTTTCAAAAGCTTCAATCATTTGTTCTTTTTTAGCATTTCCTTTACCTGTAGCAAATTTTTTTATTTGACTAGGAGCAAATAGAGATAATGGAATACCATATTCAAATAATTTCTGTTTTAATACGCCAGTATTTTCAGCTATACCAAATACTTTACCAACAGATCCAAAAGAATAATCTTCAAAAGCTATTTCATCTACATTTTTTAATATATTGAAAAATAATTCTGATAAATAATTTATTCTTAAATAAGGTGATAGTTGCTCTTTATTTATTTTATAAATAATAATTGAAATAGGTTCAACTAAATAATTAATATCTATAAAATTATGTTTAACCATACAATAAATTTCAATATGGTTTTGATTTAAAATACAACAAGCTGGCGAAGATAAAGAATAATCTACACCAGCAATAATTTTTTTCATAATAAACTCTCTTTAAAATAAGGAAACTAATAATGTATAAATTATATAAAATAGAAGATAATACAACTGGATTTATTGATTATATTATTACTAAAGATATTGATAAAACTATGGAATATTTATTGGGATTATTTAAACAAAATAATCATCAAAATAATATTATTCAATATTTAATTAAAAATAGAAAGAAATTTTATGATCTTCAAAAAACAATTATTTTTCAATCTGATGATTTAGAAAATGTTAATAAATTTTATTATGATTTAATTAATATTGATAAACCAGAAATTATTAAAGTTAAAGAAGAAATCAAAGATATTATAGATGAAGTTATTAAAGAAAAAACTCCGGTAATTGATGCTGTTGAAGAATATATTGAAGAAAATATTGTTGAAGATACTACAGAAGAAATTTCAATTGAAAAACCTAAAAAGAAAAGTAGATCTAAAAAACCTATTGAATAATTATAACTAATAATTATGACTACTAATAATACTATAATAAATCCTTTAGTTACTTTAATTAAAATAAAAAAAGGAGTGAAAGAAAAGATTGATTTAGATGGTGAATTAATTAAATTAACTATTCAACAATTATTATATTCATTAATGGATAAAAAATATTCAGCTCAAGAAGTAAAAGATGAATATCCTTTAGTATTAGTTTTAGCTATTGTTAATCAAGGAAAATTATATAAATTATTTTCTGCATCAAATATTAAATTTAATTTAAAAGTTGCAGGTATATATGGTTTAAATTTAGATATGTTATTATCTCCTGATGAAAAAAATTTAAATATATTATTAGAAATTAAATCAAGAATTTTATCAGCTTATCAAACATATTTAATTCCAGGAGTTAAAGACGAAATAAAAAAAGAACAATTAAATGATATTCAATCATCTATTCATTCTATATATGAATTATCTAAATTAGAAGAAAAACAAAAAGTATTAATAGAAGATCCTTTTTATTTTTATATTGATGATTATATATTATATTCATCTACAATTAAAGATACGAAATTAATTGATCATTTAAAACACTTTAGACCAAAAACATTTGAAATAAGTAAAAAATCAGAACCAAAAGTGTCACAAAAAAGTGACAGAAAAATAAAGGTTGACTTTTCCAAGAAAAAGTAATATACTTACATTGTACTATAATTTTACTGTACTATAATTTCATAGGAGTATACGAAAATGCTTACTGCTCAGGATTTATTTAATACTTTAATGGATATGAAGGAAAATGGTGTTGAATTAAAGAATGTTGAATTGGTTGTTGAAGGTTCAAGTTATGATGAAGAAGGACAAGTAGAACATCAGGAATTTTGGATTGAGGAATGCGAATTAATTGATAATGAATTGAGATTATCATGATTAAAAAAATAAAAGATTTTTTTATAGCAATATATAATTTTATTAAAGGAGTAATTATTGCTATTATTTGGATTGTTTATTTGATTTATTTTTTTATTAAAAATCCTAAAGGTAATCCTTTACAGTAATTTATTTTCGGAGAATTAGAATGAATTCATTTGAGTGTTTTTTATTATTTAATCAAATCAATAAAACAAATTCTCGCTTAGAAAAAGAAAAATTATTAATTAAAAATAAAAATGATGAATTTTTAAAAACAATTTTAAATTTAGGATTAAATCCATTTATTAATTTTGGTGTTAATAAAACAATTTCAATTCCAAATAAAAATGGAACTAATAATTTTTCTAATGAAACATTCTCAATTTTTGATAATCTTAAAGAAAGAACTTTAACTGGAAATAAAGCTAGAGATAGTATTAATACTCATCTTGAAACTTTAAATAAAGAATCTCAAGAATTATTTTTATATATTTTAAATAAAGATTTTAGAGCAGGGTTTACAAAAACCACTGTAAATAAAATCTTTATTAATTTAATCCCAGACTTTAAATGTATGCTTGCGGCTCCTTTTAAAGATAAGAAATTAAAACCTTATGTAATTATTGAACCAAAATATGATGGATTGAGATTATTGGTTTATATTAATAATACTGATGTTTCATTCTTTTCCAGAGGTGGAAAAGAATTTCATAATTTTGATTTTTTAAAACAAGAACTATTGAAGGTATTAGGAACTAATCATACAAATTTAATTTTGGATGGAGAATTAACCTCTGCTACATTTAATGAAATTGTATCTAAAGCTCATACTAAAGATACTCAAGTTTCTGACGCTGTATTTAATATTTTTGATATTCCTTCTTATGATACTGATCAAAAGAATCGCAAAGTAAAATTAAATGAATTATTTAAATTGTATAATTCTGAATCAATTAGAATTGTTCCTTATATATTTATTTCATCTAAGCATATTCAAGATCATTATAAATTATTTTTATCAGAAGGATATGAAGGAGCTATTGTAAAAGATCCAGATGCCTCTTATGTTAATAAAAGAGATACTGCTTGGATGAAGTTAAAAGAAATTAATGAAATGGAAGTTAAAATTGTTTCATTATTTGAAGGAACTGGAAAAAATATTGGAATGATGGGTGGAATGAATACTATTAGTTTAGATAATAAATTAACAGTTTCTATTGGTACTGGATTTTCTGATGAACAACGACAAGAGTTTTGGAATTGTAAAGATAAATTAATTGGTCGTATTATTGAAATTAAATATCAAAATGAAACAGTAAGAGATAGTGTTAGACATCCTCGTTTCATTAAATTTAGAGATTCGTTGACAGGTGAAAAAGAATGAAATTTCTAATTCAAACTATAGATGATAAAATTGTTCACGACTTTTCTTTTGAATTGCTTAGAGCAATCGAATTTCAAAAATGGAAAAACAATTCACATATTGATGTAGAGTTTAAAAATAATTTTGATTCATTTCAAGAAATTTACAAATTTGACAAATACATTCCTATTGGTACAGTAGAATTTGTTTCATTATTTTTAAAGAACATTTATGGTATAACTCCAAAACCATATAATGTTCCTGAAAGTCTTTTACATAATGATTTTACTCAACGAAAAGTTATAAACATTAATTTAAATGATGAAAATTTCTTTTATACCTTTGAAAAAGAATTTGGATTAGATAAAGATGTTTGGATCAAATCTAATGATATAATTAAATCAGAATATAATGATTGGTATAAAATAGAAAATATTAATATTCCTGCTGGTAATTATCAAATATCAGAAGAAATTGAAATTGAGAGTGAATGGAGAGCTTTTATATTTCAAGATAAATTAGTAGGATTAAAGAATTATTCTGGATCATTTGAAATAATGCCATCTCCAAAAAATATTGAATTGATTAAATATGCTATTAAAAAGTGGAATCCTAGACCAATTGCAGGAACTTTAGATTTTGGAATCAATGAGGATAAGATTTTTATTATAGAAGCACATGATTTCTTTTCTTGTGGACTATATGGATTTAGCAATTATAATATATTACCTGCAATGTTCAGTCAATGGTTCCACGAATTTATAGCAAATTGTTATAGTTAATAAATGAAAAACCGAGCTTTAGCTCGGTTTTTTTTGACTTGTTATTCCAAGTCATCTTCTATAATATCTCCTTCCTTATCAACATCATTTGGAATTTCTTTCAATGTAATATCTTTAGAAAATTCCGTCCATTTTGAAATAAAATTATTAATATTATTATCTAATGAAGTATTTTTTTCTTTAATTGTTTCAATAATATTATCTGTTAATGATTTTGTAACAGAACCTACATATAATAATTTATAAATCAATCCAATATTTTTTTTTGTTTTATTATATGCTTGTAAAAATTTAAGTTCTGATGTATTACCATTTTCTATTGATAGAATTCTAAAAACTGATCCTGGAGGTAATAAAAACTCACACTCTGTTTCATATTCCGAAATTGGAGCAATATAAATTCCTTTAGCTGATTTTGGTAAATATATAATATACATTATACCATATTCTTCTGAAGTAAAATTTAATGCTGAATATCTATCTAATGATGTAGATAAAAATCCAGTTTCAATAACATAATCACCAGCAACTTTTTTACTCAACCAAGCATCAGTTTTAGATCCTCTTAATAAAATCAAAGGATTTTTTTGAGAAGGAACATGATAAAATGCTTCTAATAAATTAAATAAAACAGAATATTCAAGTTCAGAATGATTAATTCCTTTTGTTCTAAAAAAATTATTAAATGTATTATATGATGATGTAGTATATTTTAAAAATGATGCAGAAAATTTATCATTCATATATATAGTATCGAAATAATCTTCTAAATCTGCATATACGGATTTCATTTCATTAAAATTTGTAGATTGAGGATTTAATACATCTTTAAATTTATTTTCAATAACTTCTAATTCACTTTCAGGAATAGAATCTTTAATGAATTTTGAATCAAAATAATCTATTAATTGCTTATAAAAATCAATTTTTTCTTCTTTAGTAGTTTCGGGCATTGCAGTTAATAAATTATTAATATCTAATTTATTGGAAGATGTTTTTGCTGAAATATAATATTGATAATATGGTTTAAATTTAGACAAGTCTGATTCAGAATTATCTTTTTTATCAGTGCTGAATATTTGTTCGTATTGACCATTAATAATATCTAATTTAGTTGCAAAGGTAGCATCAGAACAAAAATTCAATACCCATGTTTTAAAATAAACAATAGATTCGTAATCACATTCTTTATTAATAAATTTAGAAAAATCATATTCTTCTAATTGAGTTTTAATATGATTTAATTCTTTTTTATCTTTAAATTCCAGATTTTTAAATTTAGAATATTGAAAATCAATATCTTTCAAGAAATCTCTAATTAGAGTATCAAATAAAATTTCTTCAATAAATGTTTTATTTTTAAAGAAAGGATATCTAATATCAAATTTAAATCTTAATGGATTTTTTAATTGTTTAAAATCAAATGTTTCTTGTAATTCTTTTTTATTATAATTAGGAACAATTTCTTTATAATAATTAATCATCCAATTAACAAAATATTTTCCACCATTTTTTATTTGATCAATTTCTTCATTATTTAATGCTAATATAATTGGAATAACATTATCAAGTTCTATTTTATTTAATATTAAATGAAAGACATAATAAACATTTAAAAAAATATCCATGTATTTAATATCGTCGGGTAAAGAAACATATTTCAATTTATACTTATATATAGCATTTTTAAATTCTTGTTTATTTAAAATGAAATTATAATTCAAATTAAAATAAGGAATGCTATTAAATTCATCAAATATAGCTATAAAAGCTTCTTTATCATTCATTTCCATAGCAACAGGTTCAAAATCATCCTCATCATCATTTACTTTAGATTCTTCTGTTACTTCTGGATACCATGCATTAGAAGTAGGTAATACAGGTTGAAGTGTTTTTAAAGGAATTTTTGAATGATTAGATAATAATTCATTTATTTCCTGTTCCCAATTATCATCCGAAAATATTTTTCTTTTCTCATCTAAATTCTTAAAGAAAATAAACCAATTTAATTTATTAAGATCTTCATTAGCTGCATTTGAATTAATAACATTATTTTCTGATTTTTCACCATAATATAATTTTAAATGATTCTTAACTAAAATCATCATATGTTTATAAAATGGTTCTCTATTTTTTAATTGTTCAGGAAGGTTAATTAATAATCCATGAATTTCCGGTCTATCATATTTTAATTTACCTAAAACAAAATCAATAATTTCTAAATATAATCTTAAATTAGGTTGTTCTACAGATGCTTGAAGTTCTGAATGTTCTTTTAGATCTCTAGAGTAATGAAGATTTGCAATTTTCAATTCCCATAAATTTCTAAATTTAAAATCTGTAGAAACTATTTTTTGAACTCTAATAATATATTTTATTCCGTATATTTTAAATCCAAAAATAAAATTATTAGTTGCAGAATTTGTGATAAATGCTTTAGGAAGAGATTTTAATAATTGAGAAGCTTCAATCAATAGAGAAGATTCTGGTTTAAATGAATTAAAGCTTTTCATTATTAATCCTTGGATGAAGCGATGTTATCTTCATCCATTTTAATTTTTCCTGATTTTAATAGAGCTAATAATTCATCAGAACCTTTAAATAGATCAGAATCATTCCAATAGTCTGCTCTAGAATTACTTTGAGCTTCTTTCAAGAAAGAACCAAGTTTTTTATTTTTTTCAGCATTTATTTTAGTTGTCATTTCCAATTTCCTTTAATATTGTTTCTTTAAATTTATTCCAACGAGAATTATTTTTTAATACTATATCTGCGCTATCTATTGTTGCTGAACCTATATATAATAATGTATATAAAAATCCATTATATTTTCCAAAATCATTATGTTGCATTCTATTTTCAATTTTTAATATTTTAAATATTGAACCTGGTGGTAATAGAATTTCTCTTTCTCCATGTATTGTTGTTTCTGGTTCAAGATATACTCCTTTTAAATTTTTTGGAATATATACTTTCAATAAATGAGAACCACTGCTAATATTGAAGTTATTCATTACAATTTCAGCTTTTACTGTTGTTGAGAAAAATCCTGAATCAATAATAAAATCTCCAGCTCTATAATTTTCTAAAAAGTGATTTTTATAAATACCTCTAATAACAGTTATATTTTCTTTTATTGCAGCATGGTTATTAAAAAACATTTTTATTAAATCTATTAATTCTTGTGATACTTCTCCATGATGAATTTTTTTACTTCTCATTAAACTATTCGCATGATGAGAATCAGATGTATAATCTCTTACTGCAAAAACAAAATTATCATTATTAAAAATTGCCCTACTTTGTTCTTCTAATCTGTTAATTGTTTTATTATATGTTGAAAACTTATTTACAGAGTGATGAATAAATTGTTTTTCAATTTCTTTTAATTCATCTGGATCAATTTGATCTAATACACCATTATCGGACCATAATAATTCAGCTTCACTTATTAATTTAGACTGTTCTTCTTCAGTAAATTTATCAGAAAATGGAAGTGAATGAAATATAAAATATGGATTTAAAGAATTTAATTTATATGAAATAATTTTATGAAATGCAACTTTTGTTAATTCTTTTTTTGATTGTTTATCTAATGGAATATTAGTAATATCTTTAGCAATAGTTAATAATAGGTTATCACTATTTAAATTGATAAATGTTTTTAATTTATCTAATATCCAAATAATAAAGTTTTTTAAATTCTTAGGATTTTCTGTTGAGTTATTATATTTCTTTTTCTTTTTTAAAGATAATGAACTTTCAAAATCACCTATATTATCTTTAATTTCTTTTATTTTATCCGGTGCTAAAACTTCTGAATCTTTATTAAAATCATCTAATTGAAAATATTTTAAAAATGCATCAAAAAAGAATTTAAAAGTTTTAATTTCTCTATTCTCTGGATTTGTTTCTATATAAACCAAATAAGGTACTGAAACAAAAAAATCATAAACAATATTATTAGGATTATTAATTAAATTACTTGTTTCCTTTATAAGAAAGAAATTTGGATTTGTATCTAATGTTAATAACTCATTTTTATTATTTCCAACCCACTCAACAAAATATCTAGTTAAAGTATTAGCTTTATTCCATAAAGACATAAGTTTTTTTTCATCTTTAGTTAATGTGGTATAAAGTTTCTTGATATAATTTAAAAATGCATCTACTAATTCAATACATTTTTCTTTATTAATATTAACTTTTTCTAATTCATCAAAAATTACTTTTATAGATTTTGAAACAAATAATATGTCTTTAATTATATTATCCGAATATTTTTGATTAATATATAAAGTATTATATTGATGAATTTGAGATTCAATAACTTTTTCAGGTAATAAGTAATTTATTTTTAAACTGTCAGGAACATCATAATAATAATTATCTTTACCTTTTTGAATTTCTAATAATGGAATGATAATATTTTCTGGAAGATTATCTGATGTCTTTTCAAAAAATAAATCAGAAAATATATTAAAAACATCATTTTCAGATTTAAATTTATTAAAAAATACTACATATTCATATAATGATTTAAATGTTTCAGTTTTAAATTCTGTATGAGCAGATAAAACAGCTGGATTAAAAATATTATAGCCTAGATTACCTATAGTTTCTTTCAATATTTTATCAAAAAAATCTTTTACTTTTAATATAATAGTTTTTTCTTTTTTATTATGTGTTGTATCTTCCTGTAATAATTTTAGAAATACCTCTTTATCACAATAAAAATTTATATTATCACTCAAAAAATCTATATCCTCACCTTTATAATTATTATCTAATTCGATAATTTTTTCTACAGCTGTTTTAGATTTAGATTTAGGAGATTCCTTTTCAGGATCTTTAACATAAACATTAGATGGAATTGCATCAGTAAACCAAAAAAGTTTTTTTAAATTTGATATATTATTAATTGATATATTTTCATCAATTACTGTGCGATTATATAATTTTTTTAACCAATCTAATATGTCTAATGTTAAATTTGTAAGATCATTATAAGGTGGTTCATTATGATTTAAATAAACAGAATATTCCATTAATTGTTCAAGTTGCTCTGTTGTAAATTCTAAATCCTGGGTATTTATTTCCTCTATAGATTTATCAGAAACTAATAATAATAAAAATATAGCAGTATAATTATATTTTGCAATTAAATCAGAATAATTTAAAGTAGTAGTATTAAGTTTTTTAATAAAATTTATTTCAGAACAAGTATAATTTAAATACTTATAATCACTAATATCTTGACTTTTAAATATTGATTTACTCATTATTTTATATGCTTGTTTTACTTTATCAAAAAAATCACTTTTTGGCTTTGAATCTATATTAATATTTAGATCAACTGGATCTAATTTTTTAATCATAAATTCTCTAATCATTGGCATTTTAAAAAATTCTTGTTTATTATACTTATCTATAATTGGATTTACATTCTTAATCCATTGTAACACACTTTTTGATTCTTGTGTAATATTTTTATTTTGATCAGAACCAACAGGCCATTTATCTTCAGGAATTGTTTGAAGGTAATTAGAAATTTCTACAAATTTTATTAATGCTTTATTAGATGTACCAATAGATACATATATAGAATCTGCACATAATAGAGTTATAAATTCTCTAGTATAATAAAGAATGTTAAAAAAATTATTAGAATTATTTAAAGAATAAGATTCAATTTTATTAATATTAGTGTTGATAATTTTATTAAAACTTTCATCGTCACATAAAAAATTAATAAACTTAAAATCTGAAATATCCTGAGGATGTTGTTCTAATTCATTCTGAACTTTAATTATTTGTTCTAATAATTTTGGGTCAAAAGGAAATTCAACTTCTGGTATAACTGATGTATCATGACGAATAACTTTTTCAGGATAAAAATCATCTGATGATTTAATTGTAAAATGATTTAATGTTTTACATTCATCAGGAATTTGATCAGATACAATCATTTCAATTAATGGATCAATATTATCTACATCAAATGTTTGCTTATATTCTGTTTCCATATGAGATAAGAATTTAGAAAATGTTCCTGCAATACTTTCAGATACAGAAAAATAAATCCAAGACCAATTAGAATTTTTAAATGAATATGATGTATGATGAAAAGTTAAAGCATATGTATGCTGAAACATCATATGTAATTTATTATTAAATAAATCATTATCCTTAAACTTTTTAGGAAAATGAAAAATCAATACTTTTATTTGTGATTTAATCATAGGAAATTCTTTTTTGATAAATTCAAAAAAGTTTTTAAATAATTGAATATAATATTTTCTTGATTTATCATCAATAGCGAATTGATGTAAATTCAAGGTTGTACCAATAACATCATTAATAGATATTTTCCAAAACTCAGGAAAATATTTTTCATTCATATGTTCTAAATGAATAACAATTTTTTCGTTATGTAATCCTCTACATCCAACCATAATATTTTTATTTGTTGAATGAGGAAATAATACAAATGGAATTACATCTTCCATCATATTTTCATTAAGTATGAATTTAGATTTATTAATTAAATTTTGTAATAACATTATATTTTCTCATCTAATATTTCTTGTTTAAATTTGTTCCATTCATCATCATCTTTTAAATGAATGTCAACAATATCTCTTGTAGCTGAACCTATATATAATAATTTATAATATAATCCAGAAGAAGCTTTCTTTTTTTCATCTGGATTATTTACTCTATTTTCAATACTTAATATTTTAAATAATGAACCAGGAGGTAATATTAATTCATATTCTTCTTTAACATTAGTAATTTCTTCTACATATATTGCTTTATTGCCTGCAGGAATTAAAATTTCATATAAAATTCCTGTAAGAGGATTATTACCACCTCCAAAATTTGTAAAATTTTTTACAGCTATATCATATTGAATAGTTGTTGAAAAGAATGCTGGCTCAATAACATAATCACCAGCAATTTTTTTACTTAACCAAGTATCATCTTTATTTCCTCTTAATACCACAATAGGATCTTTTAATTTTGCATCAGCATGAAAAAATGTTTTAATTAAATCTACAAGATACATTGATGCTGTAAAACTTTTATTTCGCAATATAGAATTAAATCTTTTTGATCCTCTTGTATATTGTATTATAGCTTCTCTTTGTGGTGTATGAGAAAATAAATCTGAAAAATGTTTTTGTAATTCTTTATCTTTATCTTTAAAAACATCATAATCAACATCATAATCAACTAAAAGAGGATTATATATATCTTTAAATTGATTTTCAATTTTATATAATTCTTCTGTATTTATTTGAGATATAATATGTTTCTTACTTAATTTATATTCATTAAATTCTTTTATTATATTAGATTTTTCATTTTCAGAAATATTTTTACTTTCAAAAAATTCATTAAAAAATATGTATCTGTAGTTATAATATTTTCATAATAATCTCTTATCAATTGTTTTAATAAGGATTTAAATTTATATTCATCTGTACTCTCGTGAATATCATTTTCAAAGTCATTAACATTTACTTTTAAATGTTCTGTTTTCCATTCTGGAGTTGGTAATAAGTTGACAAATGCAGTTATAAAATTACTAATATTTGATGAAAATTCAAATGGTGTTGTTCCTTGAGAATCAACAGTAAATTCTTTATAAAAAGTTTTTGTATGTTCTATAATTTTATGTCTTTGTTCTTTTGTTATATTATTATTAATAATATCGTCTTCAGGAATATTTACATAATTACAAAATTTATCTAAAAATGTTTTAAATACTTCAACTTCTTTTGATTTAGATGTTTTTAATAAATCAAAATTTGTAAAATTGTTAAAATTAAATTTTATAATATTTTCATAATTATAATCAAAATTTATAACTTGGCTATGTTCTAATATTTTAGAATGATATTCAATAAACCATTTTATAAAGAATTTAAGTGTAGAATTAATATTATTATCATCTCGAATTGTAGTTAAAGTAAGTAATTTATTTTCTACAATTTTTGCAAAATCAATATAAGTAGAATTTAATAGTTTTAATATTATATCAAATGCTTTTTTTATTTCTAAAAGATTTTCTATTTGGTCATCATCTATTAATGGTAATATATAATTATAATTTATTGCAGTAACTCTTTTATAAAATTCAGTAGCATTAATTGAATAATTATAAAATAGATCAATATGATATGGATCAATATTTTTATTATACCTATCAGATTGATTAATTTCCATTAATATAATTTTTAAATCTTTTTTATTGTTCTCAGGCTTTTTTTCTTTTTTATTAGAAGTAAATGAAGGAAAATTGTCTTTATTAATTATATCAGAATGTAATATTACATAATCAGTTTGAAACTTATATGTATAATCTTTTAAAATAATTTTATTAATAACTAATTGTTTTTCTTCATGTTCATCTAAATCATTTTTAATATTTTCTATTTTAATAAAATCATTAAAGCATTCTAAAGATTCCGTTAATAAAATCCAAGACACTTTAGATGATGAATATGAATAATTATAATGTTTAATAAATGAAAAATTTTGTCTAACAGCTAAAAATAATTTCTCTGCAAAATGAGATTTTTCTTTAAAATTTTCAGGAAAATGAAATATTAATGTTTGCATAGAATTTTTAATTGCAGATGCTTCTTCTTTTATATAGGCAAATAAACTATTAAATAATTCTAAATAATATTCTAATGATGCATTATCAATTAATAATTTATGAAGATTTAAAGTTGAACCTGTAATATCATTTATAGATATTATCCAAGTTGAAGGCAATATTTCACTATTTTGTTTTTCGCAATGAATAATAATATTTTCATTATGCAATCCTTTCGCCCCAAATAATAAATTTCGAGGTGTAGAATGCTTTATTTTTTTAATTAATAATTTAGATTTTGCTTTTTTAATAAAGTTGTTTATATTCATCTGTATGGCTCTTTATAATATTCTTCTAAATAGTCTTTTAAAAATTTTTGAATAGATAATATAGAAGATGTATTTAATATTACTTCTGTATAATGATTAGAATTAATTTTAAATATATATTTAAAACCTCTTTTTAATCTTTCAAAAAAACTAAATGATGGTTCTATATTAATATTTAAATATAATTCTGAAATTGTATCATCAGGGATTGAATGATTTTTAGGTAAATAAGACCATTTTAAAATATGAGAAAATGAATGACAATCACAATTAGTATATAACTCTTTAAACATTATAAAGGTCCTCTTCTAAAATTTTCTAAATTTGTTTCTAGTCTCGCAATTTTTGATAATAAATCAGCCTTCTCAATATATAGAGTGTGATTTAAATCTCTTAGGGATTTATTTTCAGCTAATAAACTTTTTCTAAAATCTTCTTCATCCTGATTTAAAGAATCTTGATTTCTATCAATCTTAAAAATTCTAAAAATTTTATATAAAAATGCTACTAAGGCCGTTAAAGCAGCTCCAAGAAAAGTATATCCCTCTGTTGGACTAACATCCATTTATTGGTTTGTCCTTTATATTTTTTATTTTGCTCTTAGAACAGATCTAAGAGCAAACAAGTTCAAACTAAAATTAATAACAACACAAGATAATAGAGGTGGATTGTATATATCATTGAAAAATATTATTAACATACAAAATAAAGTTAATGTTTTTAAAAATATTACTAAACATAATTTTAATCTATAAGGATAAAATAATCTTACAAAATTTGCTGATGATACTGTTAATAATAATATTCCAATATTTAATTCAGTTAATTTATAATTAACAAATAACAAATAATGCTCTGGTATTTCTCTGAACGTTTGATGATACGAAAAGAAAAATATTCCTAAGAAAAATATTCCTAAGAAAAATAATATCATATTTAATAATATATCAATCATATCTTCTGGAGAATTTTTTATAAAAGACATATCTCTAATATAATTGGTATGTAATGATTTAATATTTTCCATGTATTAAACAGTCCTTGTCTAAATTATAATTTATAACTTATTTATTATTATAGAAATATTATATATGTAACATAGATATTATATATGTAACATAGATATTACATAAAAAATATTTTTCAAAAAAGGTTGCTTTTTAAAATTTTTAATGTATACTATGCTTATGAAGTAGGGAAAATTAACTTTCGGAGAATATGAAAATGGCTACTGTTCAATCTGTAATGAACTACACTTTAGAAGCTCATAAATTAGATGTTACTGATAATAACGAAGTATTGAAAACTTTGAAAAAGACTTCTAAAAAATATGATATGTTTATTGAAGTGGGTGTAAGGGCTGAATTGCAAAAAGTAGCTAATATGAGTAAACAGGGTAAAAATGTTGTATTTTTTACGGATAAAAATTATAATTTTGATATTCCTTTTAAAACTTTGAAGTTCTTTATATCTAAAATTAAATTGATTAAAAAGATTGCATAATGAAATTATCTACTGTTGCTGACCAAACAATGGGATTGAAACTTATGACTGCTAAACAAATTAAGAAACCTAAGGTTAAACTTATTGGTAAGGATGGTAATGTCTTTAATTTGGCTGTATTGTTAAACAAGCTCTAATTAAAAATAAACAACCTGATAAAGCAAAGGAATTTACTGAGAAATTGTTTAAAACTCATTCTTATAATGATGCTTTAGTATTAATGCAAGAATATGTAGATGTTTGTTAATTAACTTCGTAAATAACTTCGTAAATAACTTCGTAAATAAATTTCTAAAAAAAGACCCGAAAGGGTCTTTTTTATGGTTGAAAATTATTATTTACATTCAATCCTTTCGGCCTGATAGAAATCGAATCTTTCGTGTGTAAAGAGTGTTCCTAAAATAATTCCTGATTTAATTTTACCAAGCTGCATTTTCTCAAATCCATTCGACATAATAGTTGCTTCATGTGGAAACCTAAACACTGGTTCCAAAAATATTTCTCTAGAACCTTTTCTGCTCATAATTAAGGGCCAATTACAATAATATATTTCACCCAAAGCATAAGGTACACCATTCAAAGTTTTAATTTGATTAAATTTTGTTAATGGAACAATCACGTCGTTTAATTTTACAGGTTGTTCTGGAAAGAATTTTTTACGAACCATTTCGTTGCAGTTAAACCAAGCAATTTGTGTATCATTATTAAAATAGAATTCAGAAAAGCAAAACTTTAGAAAATCTAGAGATTCTTTTTCTACAATATGTAAACCTTTTTCTAATATATTTTCATAATAAGATTGAAATCCAAATTTATCCAATCCAGCTGTTTTAGAGTTTGCAATAAAATCATCTTCGAAAAAGCAATAATATTGTTCAGATAAATTATTAAAATGTTCTGCAACAAATTGTCGTCCACCACAAATTCCAATATTATCTTTTTTAATAATTTCTAAATTATACTTATTAGCAATTTCTTTATTTTTAATTATAGCAGATTCATCTAATGAATTATCTATACAAAATCGTCTTTTAGTTTTCGTTAAAAATTCTGGCTGATATGTTTCTAATGCTTTTAATGTTGTTTCTAATTGTTCAGGAGAATTAAAAGTTAATATATAAAATACTACATCTAAAAGATCTTTTGGAATAATATCTATAATAGGACTTGGATTATTAAAATCCGGTTTAGGTGGAATAAAATTATTAATCTTTTTTAATTTAATGAAACTATCGTTTTTAACAGACTCACAAAAAGTAGAAATTAATCCATTATCTAATAATTCAAATGTATTCATTTCCGTAGGATACTTATATGCAAGAATAGTGAATATAGATTCTTCAGTTCCCATCAATCCTAAGTTTAAAGTCTCTTTTAATAATTGATAATATTTTCCGTTAAGTGAATGAATAGCCTCTTTAGTTCCTCCAAATAAACCTCCACGACAAACATAATTGACATTATCTGTTTGACAAAAATGATTTAATGCTTGTCGTTCAAAACCATGTATTTCAGGTCCCGTTGAATATGGAAAAGTTAAAAATAAGAATGGATCAAAATATGGAATAAATTTATTTTGAATTCTATCTGAAGAAAAATATCCTGGATGAATTGTATTAGTTAATGCAGCATCTATCCAAATAAAATATTCTGATTTGAATGGATTAATACAAGCAATATCATTGAGCATAAACATTTTAGACATTACAAAAGGATTATAATATTCTAATGTTGCTTGTGGTGACCTTGATAACCAGTCAATTTGATATTTCCATTTAGGTTGGGCTCTAATTTCTTGAACTTGATTATAAAATTCAAAATTAGTTTTAAAATCTTCTAATTCTCTAAACACAAAATAAATATTTGTATATTTAAAATATTTAATATACTCTTCATTTTGTTTAGAACAATATACAACTAATTGTTCATCTTGATTAAATGATAATAATAATTCTTTTAATTTTTCTAAATAATGATGAAATGATCGTTTAAATTCATTATGTAGATCACCTCTTTGCATATCATATATGCCAGTAACAAAAGTTATTTTATTCATTTTAGTCTCTTAATAAAGTTTTTAATTTACATTTATCACCATGCCATCTATGAAAATGACCAATTCCAAATTCTCGTTTACAATAAATACATGAAATTTTTATTTGAGATGGATGTATATTATTTTCAAGTTGATATAATGCTGCTTTTCTTGAAATTTCACCTCCAAGAAAATGATGTGTTCCTTGATTAACTCTCCGTAAATTTCTTTCGGTTGCTTGATTTTTATTTAAAAAATTATGAGTTTTATTTTTAATTCTTTGTTGTTGAATTTCTCTTTGAAATGTTCCATTTCCAGAAAATGGATGTGTTCCATTTTCTACTCTATTAATATTCATTTTTTTTGAATTATCACTAATTGATAACCATTGACAATTAGATAATTCATAATTTCCATTATTATTAATTCTATCAATAGAATTTTTTTCTGGATCCCAACTATTTTCCATGTCATTCCAAAAATTTTCAAAAGAATTTTTCCATTGTTCACAAACAGTAATTCCTCTAAATCCATAATTTTTAAAACTTTTACAATTTTTGTCATAACATCTTTTAATCATAGCATACCAAGTAGTTCTTATGCGTTTCTTTTTAATTGTTGCCATGGATAAATTATTTTTCATCATTTTGGATTCCTTGATTAATAAAGTTTCTTAAAACATCCCCAAGCTAATGAATGCCATTCATGCATCATATAATAATATAAATTGTATTTAGAACAATATTCTATAATATCTTTTTCTTGAATTTCACTCCATCCCCAAAATGAATGTTTTTCAAAATCATTTTGATCATAGCTAAAATCGTGGCACATAATAATATCATTAGGTTTTAAATGCTCAGATAATAATTGAAATTCTTTTATTTTATTGCCACCATCACATAATATTAATAATTGCTCATTTTGAATTTCAGAAAAAAATTCTAAATCTAGTGAAGTATAATTATTAAAAATATCTTTTATTCTATAATCAATATTATATTTAAATAATTGTTCTGAAGTTATATTAGAACAAATATCTAATGTAATAAATTTACAATTACTTTCTTGGCTAATGTCAAATAAACATTTTGATAACCCTCCAAAACAGGTACCAATTTCTAATATTAATGAAGGTTTATTATTCTTAATAAATGATACTTCTGGACGTTGACAAGCTAAAAAGTTATGATAAGGTGATCTTGATAATTCATCATTAAACCCATTAGGAAATATCATATTGTTCCTTGAATTGGAGTATCAATCCATCCAATATTTTCTCTATAAGGCCATATTAACCATTTAGTAGGTTTAATAGATGTTTCAAATTGAACCCATATATTAAGAAATCCTTGACTATTAACATTCATTTTTAATCTGAAAATATCATCTTTATGAATGTCTTGACGATGTAATTCATTATCATTTGAATCTTTAATAATAACAGCAATGAAGATTATATCCCCTTCAGGAATAGAATCTTTATAAAGATCTATACAATGTCTAAATATTTTTAAAAATGATTTTTGATACTCTTCTTCTGTATAATACTTTTCAGGATTTGGAGGAGGATTATGATTTAATGTCCATTGCTGTACTCCTCTTGTTTTAAATTGAATTCCAGCAAATTGTTCATATTCTTCTAATGTTCGTTCTTTTCCTAAATCATATGGACCAAAATCAATATCTTTCTTTTCTCCATCCATTTCAAATAATTTACGATGTCTTAAATGAGAAGCAGTATTTAATTCTACCCAATTAGAATTACTATCCCAAATTTTTAATCCTTCTCTATTGGTACGAGTATATTCATGAAAACATATTTGCTTATTAGGCGCAAATAAATCATAATCAGATGTCCACGATCGTACTGCTAATGATCCTTCTTCTCCGTGAAAAAATAAATTAGGATCATATGGAACTTCTTT